TCACTGACTTCTGCTCACTATCTTCCTAAAGGCTGGATTATAGAGGGCTTCTTGGTCGTATTGCTTACGCAGGCGGTAGATGGTCGATGGAGCGCGCCCCAGCAGCAGGCAGAGCTGAGAGACGGTGGCACCCTCTTGGCAGGCTAAGTGCACCAAGAACAAGCGCGCATACAGGTGCTTAGGCACTCGACTGGTCGAACATATCTCCTGTGCCAAACAGCCCGTAAGCCGGCAGACCTTCGTGAGGATTTGCCCAAGACGCTCATGGCTCAGCCCTGCGGGACAACTCGCTGACTCACAATAAGATGACCCGTTGCTTTCCCTCTCTTGCGAAGGACTCTTGGCCTTCTCAAAACTATAGCGGATGCTACCCCCCAAGGCCTGAACGGTGGTATACAAATGTACAAAAACTTCTCGATAGGATTCCTCTATCGATTCTTCTGGAATGGTAATATAAAGCATTTTTTTTAATGATTAATGATTAATGATTAATTTTTAATGATCAATGATTAATGTTCAATGATTAATGATCAATGTTCAATGGTTAATGATTAATTTTTAATGGTTAATGATCACCTGTCAATATGGGCGATTTGCAAATCGCCCCTACAACAGAACGCAAAAAACCTCATGCCAATATCAATGATTAATGTTCAATGTTTAATGATTAATGACCTCTGTTCACTGCTCACTGACCTCTGTTCACTGCTCACTGACCTCTGTTCACTGCTCACTGACCTCTGTTCACTATTCACTGACCTCTGTTCACTATTCACTGACCTCTGTTCACTATTCACTGACTTCTGTTCACTGACCTCTGATCACTGACTTCTGCTCACTGCTCACTGACCTCTGTTCACTATCCCCTGCCCTTTGTTCAAAAAAATATTTCAAGGCGATTTCTTTTTTCAGGGCGATTTCCTCATAGAGGGAGGCGGAGGGGTTGTATCTGGGTCTGTTCTCCTTGCAGAGTTCGTGTCGTTCCTTCTGGTAGCGAGCCTGTAGGAGTTTTTTTTCCTCTGGAGAGAAATCAGGGAGCATGCCCACCTGCCGCATGGCATCGAAGAGCCAAGAGCAGAACAGGGGCATTTGTCCGGTTTGCAGGTACTGCTGCTGCATCTGGTGGGCGAGTGCTTCTATGCGTTCTCGGGAGGGAGGTGCAGGGGGTGTCTCCTCTCGGGGCGTCCTCTCGAGGGAGAGGTGAGGATGGTTTTGGCGCGTTTTCCTCAGCCAAGAGACATACTTGGTGAGTACCTGAGCTATATAGGGAGCATTGATCAGGTTGTAGTGCGCAGTAGCTTCCCCCAGCTCCCCATAGCGCTCGAGCTGAAAAGCCTTGTGGAGCTCCTCCAAAGCCAAGTGAGCAAAGCGGCTACAGATAAGGTTGGAGATATCCTCCTTGTTCATGGCATCAATCGTGCCTTTGATACCTATCAAAGCCGCATGTTGAGTGACAATCAGCCCAATAGCCATACGGGCTACCGGTTCGGGTTGTTCTCGCAAAGGAGCAAAGTCCCTGAGCTTCTCGACAAAGCCCACGGGAGAAAGCCCATTACCAACCTTGGAGATTTGCGCTAAGAGAAGCTGCGGTTTGTCTTCCTGCCACATAAGTGTTGGCTTGTGTGGTATTGTTGTTAGTCTCTGCGGACAAGATGTTTCCATTTTCATCGATAACTAAGGGTTGAGATTGTTTGTTTTTGGGGAAAGATGGCTGTTTGTTCTCATGGGAGCGCCGTGTTTCCCAGTGTCGTATAGCAGCGCGCCAGTCCTTCATCGGCTGATTCCCTACGCGCCAGCCCTTGGAGGCATAGAAGCTACAGAAGCTCTCAGGGGAGATATCATTGCCGCGCTCCCTACAATAGGCAGCCACTTCTGCCGGAGAGGGAGGGGTAAATGCCTTGGCCGAGGATTTTTCTTTTTCTTTTTGCGCGGAATTTTTTTCTTTTTCTTCCTTAAGCGTCTCTACCGAAAGCTCTTCAAAATCAATTTCTTCGATGCCGCTTTTTTTTACACTCGCGCTTTTTTGTTTCTTTTTATTTAAAAAAGAAAGATCATTATCATTGTCATTAACATTAACATTATCATTGACATTATCATTATCATTAGGCGAGCGGGTTGTCGCCGAAGGAGTTTTATTTTTATTTGGCGAGGTCTTTATCGCTGTAGCGAGTTGTTCGGCTTCTTCAAGGGAGAGCTCTCCGTCCACCATACGCTGGTGAATGTCAGGATAATAGCGTTTTAGGTTTCCCAGTCGCCCTTTGAGTTTGTTGGTCTCAACGATTTTTTCGTATTTGGACTGGTCTCTGTCCAAAGACTGTTGTATAAACCCAAAGGCGATTTTTGCCATGGGTGAGAGCGTAGGCGTTTTGCCATTGAGGGCATACTGGGCTACTGCTTGGTACAGTTCGAGCTGAATCTCAGCGGGTAATTGCTCCATTACGTTGAGCCAATCACGATAAAATACAAATGAATCCTTCATAATGATCAATGTTCAATGATTAATGTTCAATGTTCAATGATTAATGTTCAATGATTAATGATTAATGATTAATGAGTAATGTTCAATGAGTAATGTTCAATGTTCAATGAGTAATGATTAATGTTCAATGAGTAATGATTAATGTTCAATGAGTAATGAGTAATAGACTACTAATAGACATTAAAAACGTTGCAAAATTACAACATTTTAAAGCCGAAAACAAGAGATTTAACATATAAGAAGACAGTGAACAGAGGTCAGTGAACAGTAAGCAGTGAGCAGAGGTCAGTGAGCGGTGAACAGAGGTCAGTGAACAGTAAGCAGTAAGCAGAGATCAGTGAACAGTAAGCAGTGAGCAGTGAGCAGAGGTCAGTGAGCGGTGAACAGAGGTCAGTGAACAGTAAGCAGTGAACAGAGGTCATTGATCATTGAACATTGCTCATTAATCATTGATATTGGCATGAAGGTTTTGTATCCTACTGTAAGGGCAATTTGCAAATCGCCCTTGTCTGCGTTGGCAGTAAGTAGTAAGCAGTGAGCAGAGGTCAGTGAGCAGAGGAAGTTAAATAGAAAAAATCGATAGTAGTATAGAAAAAAATAATAAAAATCTATTGGTCAAAGAAGAAAACCACCCTACCTTTGCACCGTCAAAGAAACAAAAAGATAAATTGTTTTTCATATATTAGATTTTGTGGTTAGAATTGGTAAAAGAGAGCTTGCGCTCTCTTTTATTTTTTACCGCTCACTCAGCCTAAAGTCTTGCACTTTCATGGGAACACGTTCGGGGTCGTTGGTATTGGCGCGGAAGGTGATAGGCTCGGAGCTCTTGTAGCCTGAAGCACTCGCCTGTAGGGTATAGTTATGATCCACTTGTAGCACTACTGTATACCCCCCTTGAGTATCGCTTGGAAGGGACTGTTGAGCACCTGTGGTAAGGTCTTTCAGGGTAATCATCCCGCCTGCTATAGCCACATGATTACGCCTATTCATCAGTGTACCAGACACTTTGTAAGTAGTAGGGCGCTGCTGTATTCCCTCCAGTGGATCTTCTAAAACAGAAAAGGGAAGTGAGCCCGCCACTACACTCCCCCCTACTATTGCAGTAAGCAACCCTGCAAAAAATAACTTTTTCATATTTATTACATTTATTTTCTCTGAACTACAAGGCAAATATAAAAATTTTTTCATTGTTTATGGGCTTTATTTTGTTAATTGTATTTATTTTAACAATTTTTAGAACCTGGAAACAAAGCCCTCTGTATGGGCGAATTGCAACAAGGGCGAATTGCAATTCGCCCCTACAACGTGCGCAAACATACTCATACCATGCCCATGATGTTTTTTGTGTATTTACATATTTGCGAACGTCCAGAAAACACACGTGTAGGGGCAAAGTCCGCGAGCTGGCGCAGCGGAGTATGTGAGCAATTCGCCCTCCCACATGGGGGAATTGAAAACATGGGCGAATTTGCAATGTGAGCGATTCGAGGAAAAAACGCACGCAACAGCATAGGGCGATTTGCAAATCGCCCCTACGACACACGCAAAAAACCTCATGCCAATATCAATGTTCAATGATCAATGTTCAATGATCAATGATTAATGATCAATGATTAATGATTAATGACCCCTATTCACTGATCACTGACCTCTGCTCACTTTTCACTCTTCACTTTTCACTGCCCTCTCCCCTCCCACTTCTATTCTCATTTCTCACAACGACTCTTCTTGACTTATACATCAAAAATGTTGTACTTTTGCATCGAATTTAAAACAGGTCTTAGGCGTTAGTCTACGAAACCCTAAAACCTCATAATCCTAAAACCATGAACAAAGAAGAATTTTTATCGCTCTTGACAGAGAAATTTTCAGGAATGGATGCCGCTCACTTGGAGTCCTTAGCGGCTTCCTTGGCTGCCCAACAGCCTGATGCTCACCAAGGACAAGCCTTGGTCAATAAGCTCACCACAGAGCAAGTGGCGGACTATCTTGCGGCAACAACCCCCACCCCGACAGGCTCAACTCCCTCTGTAGCAGGGGATACCCCAAGTGCTGCGGACTCCTTGGACAAGCGCATCGAGGAGAGTGTACGAAAGGCTGTGCTGGCTTTCGAACAGCGCCTAAGCCTATTCGAGACACAACAAAAACAACAGCTACAACACAACCGCCTTCAGGAGGTACTCGCCCAGTGCCAAGATAGTAATTTCCGCATGCAGAGTCTCCGTGACTTCCCCCTAATGCACTTTGCTACCCCTGCCGATTTCGAACAATATTTACAACAAAAGAAAAATGACGTACAACAAGCAAATCAAACCCTCGCCAACAGAAGCTTGGCATTACAACACCCACCTTTTTACACCAAGGAGACACCGCGCCAGAATGTCTCTCCTGCGGTGGTCTCTTTTATCCAACTCCAAGCCAACGCGCAGCAACAATTCAAAGGAAAACAAGTATAACTCTTTTACCAACAACGACCTATGAAATTACACATTACCGAATCCTACCCCTCCCCAGGTCTTTTTATGCACACCCTGGCCGACCTCTCCGGTGGGGTAACCATTACAACAGAGGTCTTAGGGGGCGCTAAACTCATCGCAGGAACGCCTATCGGCAAGGACTCCCTCGGGCGCTATGCTGCCGTGAAAACAGCCCGAACCTCCACTACCCTGACAAGCGCCTCTGCTACTGAGATAAAGATTGCCAAGGGACATCACTTCCTCCCTGGGGACTATATCGCTGCGGATACCGCTAAGGGGCAGAAAATCAAAACAGTCAATAAGCAAAACCCTGAGTATGACCTCCTGACTCTTGAGACGGCTTTAGGAGTGGAACTCCCTAAAGAAACACCCCTATTCCAGTCCAAGGGCAATGACCTCCTCCCCAAGGTAACCCCCGTGGCTTTGGCCTCCTACACCTACTTGGTGCCTATGCGCGAGGACCTTTTCTGTGCCGCTTGGGTGAGTTGCGTAGTGAGTGAAGCTCTCATGCCCCCTATGCCTAAAACCATCAAAGACGCCCTCAAAGGAGTTATCTTTTTATAATGATCAATTTTCAATGATCAATGATTAATTTTCAATGATCAATTTTCAATGATCAATGATTAATTTTCAATGGTCAATGGTCAATGGTCAATTTTCAATGGTCAATGTCCAATCATTATTCATTGTTCATTATTCATTGTTCATTATTCATTGTTCATTATTCATTAATCATTGTTCATTAATCATTATTCATTAATCATTAATCATTAATCATTAATCATTGTTCTCTAATTATTAAAAAAATGAATGCATCACTTATGACAGGTCTTAACCAGACCGATTTGCAAGCGGTTGTAGGCTCCTACAATCTCGAACAATATTATTATCCTACTCTTTTTCCTTTGCGAGAGGCTTCTACCCTCTCGTGGCGTATGCTTCAGGGGCAAGCAGGGCTAAAAGTAGCCGGAGATATCATCGCTCGTGGCGCTTCTATCCCTAAGAAAAACCGCAAAGGACTCTCTAAGCTCTCTGGGGATATCCCTAAGCTCTCCATCGCTCGTGAGAAGAATGAGGACGAACTCACTGAGTACGACCTAATGGTGGCTGCCTGTGGCGCCAACCCCGATATGCTCTCCCTTATCGAGTTCTGGGCTGATGACACCAAGGCCTGCTGGCATGGTATCGCTGCTCGTGCCGAATGGATGGCGCTCCAACAGATTTCCTTAGGACGCTTCTCGCTGACTACCGAGAACAACGCTTCTGTGGTAAGTCAGTACGACTTGGATTACCAAATCCCTGCCGCTCAGAAAATAGGAGTAGAGGCCTCTTACAACAATAATACCACCGGAAAACCCCTCTCCAAGGACTTCATCAAGGCCTTGCGCTTAGGACAACAGCTCCATGGGGTCTCTTACAAATATGCCTTTATGAACGTGGATACCTTCCTCAAGTTTGCCTCACAAGAGGAAGTAGGCAAGCGCTGTGCTCCCTATGCGAATGCTCCCCTTGCCGATGCTCCTGACCTGAGTACCGTCAACGCCTACCTTGCCAAGCATGCCGAGACTTATCGCGGTTTGCAGATCATCGTCATCGACCAAGAGGTCTCCTTGCAATCCATCAGTGGAGAGACAAGGACGGCCAACCCCTTCGAGGACGACGTGATTCTCTTCTCCGAAAGCAAGGTCTTGGGCAACACCTACTGGAAAGCCCCTATCGACATGAAGATGACTTCCTCCCACGCCCTAAAAGTACTCCATGGGCATACCCTGATCAAGAAGTATTCCGAAGAATCCCCTGTGCGCGAGGTCACCGAGGGCATCGCCAACCTCTTCCCAGCCTGGAACCTCGCCGCTCGCTCCATCCTTATGCAAACCAACAGCACCTCATGGAACAAGAACTAATGACCAATGCTCTATACCTGAGCCGTACCCTCTCGCCCTTAGGGATAGAGAAGGAAACCCTCGAGCTGCTTCTGCTCAAAGCGCAGCTATCTCCACAAGCCCCCGTGGAGATAGCCCGCTGCGACAGAGCCATCTACCAATTCTTCTCCTTGATACTGGCACCCGCCTCCCTGAAGAAAAGCGAAGGTGCCTATTCCCAAAGCTGGAACTTAGAAGCCCTCAAGGAGTACTACACCGCCCTATGCTATGAGCTGGGCGAGCGCAACATCCTCTTCCCCTCCCACGCCCCTAAACTCAACGATCAATCACAGATATGGTGATGAAGAGTGAAGAACGGAGGAAGTGAAGAACGAAGAACGAAGAACGGAGGGAGTGAAGAACGAAGAATGAAGAACGGAGGGAGTGAAGAACGAAGAACGAAGAATGTAGCCAGCGAGTGCCCACAGCTAACTTCACTTTTCTCTCTTCACTTTTCTCTCTTCACTTTTCACTCTTCGCTCTTCTCTCTTCACTCTTCACCACATACCCAAGCTCATTCGCTTGGCTACACTTTTCACTTTTCACTTTTCACTTTTCACTTTTCACTTTTCACTCTTCACCCTTCACTCTTCACTCTTCACTCTACTCAAAAATGCTTTACCCTCATTATCTTTTTCTTCTTACTCCTTCCCTCTCCCAGCAGCGGGGGGATGGCACATGGATGGCCAGTACCCTCTCGCGCTCCTTTGCCTGCCGCTGCTTGCAGGAGGCCAATAGCAAGGGGCAAGAAGTACCTCTGGCCAATAGCCTCTACCATCATGTACAGACCGCCAATGCCTCCTTTCGCCGCTTCGCCTATGTGGTGTACCTCCCCCGTGATGCTCCACACATTGCCGAGGGCTCCCTTATCCTTATTACCAACGACCCCGAAGGCAACGACCCCCGTAGCTGCTCCATGGTACAGAAATACGACCAAGGACAGCTGCATAATAGAATCTTTTTATAATCATTATTTTCGTGACTTTCGAAATAGAAACCCATCTTTACCAGCTTCTTTCCACCCCTGAGGTAAGGAAGCGTCTTGGACTCAGCGGGGGCATTTACTTAGGCAATGACCGTCCTAATGACTCACAGAAGGAGGATATAGTCATCCAGTGTCTTGCCTGCCGCTACCTTCGCCCCAAGGGACAACCCCCGAGTGAGAAGCTACCCCCTCCCAGTGGGCAGGCACAGATTCTCCTCTATGTCCCTGACCATTACGTATATATGGGGAGGATAGGCGCTCAATACGTATCCCCACGCTACCGCCTGAAAGAACTCTGCCAAGAGGTTATCAGCGCCCTACGTGCCTCATGGGTACAAGGAAACATACACTATATTATTGACAGACAAACTCTTACTTCTTTTCCTAAAATACACCAACATGCAGCCACTATCACCCTCCGTTTTTAAGAAACAATATCTCCCCTATGCTATTGAGAGCGAACGACTTACGGGTATTTCCGCCCTATTTAGTCTTGCCCAAGCGGCGCTGGAGACAGGCTGGGGCGCCCATACCCCCGGCAATATGTTTTTCGGTATCAAGGCCACCGCACTCACCCCTGACCACCTCAAGCAGCTGTTGCGCACCCAAGAGATACTCCCTAAGCCCGCTCGTAAGGGCGACTTCCCCGAGATTCTCAGCATCACCCCGCTGCCCAATGGCAAATACCTACACGTGGTCAAGGACTGGTTTCGCCGCTACGACTCCCCCGCCGAGAGCTTCCTGCACCACGCCCGCCTGCTCACTCGCAACCCTCGGTACCGCCAAGCACTCCTCCACCGCGAAGACCCTCTCGCCTTTGCTCACTTCATCACACAAGCAGGCTATGCCACCGACCCCGACTACGAAGGCAAACTCAGGAGAATTATACGAAAGATCAATGAACAATGA